CACTGGCTTGACCAGCTCGGTACATTATTGTTTGTACGTCTTCTTTGGGATGGATAGGTTTCCAACCAAAATTTTCCTCAAGTTTTATAAGCAGCGTATCTAACCTTTCGTTATGAAGCCTAAGCGTATTGAGGGAGATTTGTGTTTGCATGTTCAAAGAAGGCTGGCATTCTCGCAGCCTTAGTATCATTAAATTGTGGAGCTTTACCTTCATACATCAAACGATCACTAGCATCGAGCCAAAATTGTTTGCTCAAATATTTATCGTCATGTATTTGATTTAAAGGTTGCATGATCCAGTTAATTGTTGCCTTCCTTAATTTGTCTAAAGAAGGACTTGGTGTTAGACCTAGCTCTGCACATACCAAACTATTTGTTGCTACGTGTATTTGCTCGTCTCTTGATATGTCTGCACTGACAGTTCTTAATCCAGCATCGCCATTAAATCTAAAGAATGGGAGCAAGACAAAAAAGATTGCTCGTTCTATAACTAATGCTTTTAATATTGTGTGATCTGGATGAGCTATCCATGCATCTCGCAGGCGTAGAGCCTCAGCTTCTGCATTATCATCTACGCCTATAGCGTTAGCGATATAGCCCAGTGCTAAATCATGGTTGTCTTCATCTTTTATGTTTGATTCCAAAATCTTTCGACTCGCCTCTGGAATCTCAGAGAGTGAATCAGAAACAAACGCGCCAACTGGACATTCCATGTTGCGTACTGCAAGAGCACGGTAGATGGTTTCTTCTGCACCATATTTTAATATTCCTTTAGTAGTCTGGACCGGTGTCCATTTCCTTTTTCTATCTAATAATTTCTCGTAGGGGTTCATTGTTGACAGTCGCAATTAATCTCTTCAGGTTTGTTGCCCATTATTTCTGCCAAGTAATCGTCAACATCGGATTGGTCAAGAGCTGCGTAAGCATCTGACTTGTCCTGAACGTCGCCCATTACTTGTAAAGAATAATAGAGAGACGTTTGTGGACTCTTCAGCCACTCGTCTATAAATGCTTCATCGTAAGTCACTAAATCACTCCAAGAATTGAAGCTATAGCCATGAAGCAAACCAGTTCTATTAAGCATGATCATTATTTGATCAGCTACTTTTTTATAATTCTCCCATCCAACCTCGGATGCGATTTCTACGTTGCCATATTGAACTTGTTCTACCCCAAATGTACCTGAATCTCTATCAACTGTTCTTGATATAGGAGGTGCGATCTCAGGAGTTGCTGTGAAGCCATTGAGATCTTTACTTCTATACGAACAACTTGCAGTAGGAGCTATGGCAAATGCTCTCTGCATGTTATGTTCTCTTGCTATGTTAGCTGCTTCTTGCACGCCCAGAAAAAGTTCGCGTGCAGCTAAACCCGCGTAACCATCGTAGCTCTCAGCTTTATTAGTTGCCTCAAGAGCTTCGCCAAACTGAGCGTAAGTTATGTTGTTATTTGCCAAGAAGTTGGCTAGACCTAAGAGTCCGAATCCAACTTGCCTGTCGATATCTGGCGCAAGGTATTCTCCAGATTTGTCAATCCCTGTCCTACTATGGAGCTTGCACAAATCGGACATACCTTCACGCATACCTTCTCGTATGTCGCCGATACGACAGGCTGACATATTAAGGTGCTGTAAGAGGCACGTTCCGCGTGAGGGCAAGTAAACCTCAAGACAGACGTTTGAGTAGATTCTATTTCCATCATTATCCTGTTTTATTTTGTTGAGCCAGATGTCCCCTCTAGCAATTCCTCGTAGTATTGCTTCCTTTGTTCGAGGCTCTGAATCAGCCCAGAGTTCTGGGGAGAGGTCCACACATCGCTTAACCCATGGGAGTTCTTCTCTTCGCGCTTGCACGAAGTCAATAATATTGGCGTGGTTAATATCAAGATGAAGAACGCACGCGCCATTGCGATACGTCCCTCCGCGTCTAAGAATTTCATTTAATGTTGAATAGATTTTTGCGAATGAGACGGGTCCTGATGCAACGAGAGTATCAGTTCCCTTAATTGTTTTTGTTCCGCTGGGTCTAAGTTTCGACAGGTGGACCGCAACGCCTGCTCCGTATCGGAGAGCATGCGAAACAAATCTCCAGCTTGCTTCGATTCCATTAGGTCCTTCCATTGAATCTTCAACTACGAAGATTGTGCATGATACGGGCAGACGTGATGTTGGATTATCAATCCATGATTGGACTCGACCAGTCCGTGCAATTTTGTTAGCCATTAATGAGTGAATGTAAATTTGGTTTTTTATAGTTAGGTCCTTTTAATATCTTTCCGTCTTCTCTACGTATTGGTTTTCCATTTTCATCTAGTTTCGATAAATTACTTTTATGTACTAGCTTTAATGCTTTGTCTAAATCCCAACCCATGTTCACTGCGTACTGGTAACAAACATAAACAAGATCAGCTAACTCTTTCAGAGCTTCCTCTTTATACTTATCGTTATTTCTGAACAGCATCATTTCAGCTTCAATAAATTCCATGTATTCTTCAGTAATTAAGCTGACTTGATAATCTCTTGTTGCTTTATTGTTTGAATTTTGGATTTGGTATTTGTTTCTAAACTCTTTGGCTTGTTCTAAATTCGATCTCATTTTGTAAATAGTGGACTGCTTTTTGTAAATCTTCTATGTCGTTATCTTTATGCCCTGCTCTACATGTGTATTTAATTACGTTTCCAAGGTGGAATCCGAGTTGTTGGTCTCTAATAAAATCCCAAACATTAATGGAACCTCGTTTGTAGTACTGGGGTCCTTGGTCGTTGGTGGTTTCGGCCATTTTTCTAATAGGTTTTTAATACAATTTGATAAAACAAATGCTTGTTCTTGAAGAGCAACCATCACTATTGCGATGTCCTCTTTTTTTGTTTCTGGTTTTGCTAATAAGATCTCAAGCTGTCGCAGCTTCAAGTCTTGTTCCATCGTCAATTCTGTAATTGGCTTCGGCGGTCCAGAGTATTGGTTCTTTTTTTTCTGAGTCATAATCATCAACAGTTAATATCCGAGCAAGTCTTGCATTTAGTAATGCGTCAGCTTCTGACATTCCTTTATCCTCAAAAGTTTCTACAACTGTTTGCCATGTATATCCTTTTGTTTTAAAAATTTGTTCAGCTTTTTTTATTCCAATTCCTGGCACACCGCTGTAGCCATCAGTGTTATCGCCTGCCATTGTCTGTATGAGATGCCACTTAGCTCCTTCATCAGGTGTGATGTCTACTGTTTCATTAAAGTCATATAATTTACCAGCTATCTGACGCATATCTTTATCAGGGCTGACAATAATATTGCCTTTATATTTAGTAGCGTAGATACCCATAGCATCGTCAGCTTCAAGAGTATCTTTAATGATTACTTTGTAATTTTTCTTAAGTTCCTGTATGACACGTTTAAATCCACAGGGCTTTTTTCTATTTCGATGACCTTTGTATTCCGGTAAAATTTTTTTCCTAAAATTATTAGGGCTTGTAAAAAAGAGAATTATATCTTCAGAAAAAGGAAATGCATCCTTAACTTTCTTAAGTTCTCTTTCTACGCACTTATAAGCTTCACTAAACAGTGAAGTTACCAGTATTACGTCATCTCCAAAATCAATTTCGGTTTCTGCACTAGCACAGCATTTATATACTATGTAGTCACAATCAATTAATAATTTCATAAATTAATGTACTTCTGCCCAATTGTTTCCAGATTTTGCTTCTGCTGCGATTGGACATCGTAAGTTGTAGTATTCTCCAGCCAATCTTGCTGAATTTTCGAGTACTTCCATAAGCATTACTGCATATTTAGGAAGTGTTTCATATTGCAGCTCGTCATGTACGAATGCCAATTGATGAGTGTGTACGCTTTGTGCACATTCAAATGAACTAGCAATGCACATCCATTTTTTAGCAACTATGCCAGCACTGCATTGGAGGAGATAGTTTAATGCTTTGTGTGGACTATCAACTAGAACTTTTCTTCCGTCAATAGCTAAGAGGTACCCATTAGTAGACTTAGCTGAAACCGCTGCCAATAAGTCAGCGAGTCCTTCGATTGCAGAAACAAAAGCCTCTCTAATCTCTTTTCCTTTTTTCTTAGCTTCCTTAGGTTGTAAGGAGTTATCATATGATGTTCCAATTTTTTCATTTCCGGCACCATACAAAAATGCGTATGTGACGGTTTTTACTTGTCGTCTAGTAATGCCAATTTTGTCAGCATTTACTTGATGGATATCATCATTAAGAAGAATATCCGCATATCTACCTCCGTCATATCTACCGAGATAGTGAGCAAGCATTCTTAATTCGATACCACTTAAATCCGCTCCAACCATAGTCATGCCAGGGGATGCGGTAAATAGTTCTCTAAATTCTTTATCCGCTGGAACTTGAGCTAAATTCGGTTTACGATGAGCACATCTAAATGTGTTCGTACTAACCGAGCAATGATGATGTATACGATGATTAGTCGTAAC